GCTCCGTGGTCCGCGTTCTGAACGCAGGCCCGAACACCGCCTATCTCCAGTTTGGCGATGGCTCGGTGAGTTCCACCACGGCCAAGATGCCGATCCCTGTCGGCTCGACTGAGTTGTTCACCAAGGGCAGCGCAACTAACGTCGCGGCGATCTGCGATACCGGCAACACGGCAGTACTGTACTTCACGCCAGGCGAGGGCATCTGATGATCCTGATCGACCTGCAAAAGCAGATCGCCACTGTTACTAGCGCCGCCACAATCGCGCTCGGGTCGGCGTCGACTGGTTTTCGCACCGTCGCGCAAGCTATCGCTGCCGGCGACATCGCCGTCGGTGCGACCGGCATCGCCTTTTTCGTGCGCGACCCGGCGACCGGGGCGTTTGAGTCCGGCGAATACACGATCACGAGCGCCACGCAGCTGACCCGTGAGCGCGTGCTCACCAGTTCGAACAACAACGCGGCGGTAGCGTTCGGCGGCGCCTCGTGCGAAGTCTACAGCGCGGCGTCCGCGTCGCTGTTGAACGCGCTGACGTCCGGTTCGGACATCGCATTCGCAACCGCCGTCCCGCTGAACTCGGCCGGCCGCGCCTACATGCCGCAGACCGCCATCGCCGCAGGCATGACGTTCAGTCCTGCCGCCACCAAGGTGCGTGGCGCGCGTGTCGAGGTGCGCTTAGTCGCGGACGGCACGAACACCCCGACGTTCACCGGCATGAAGGAATTTGGCGGGTCGTCCGGTTTTGACAGCCGCGCCGGCATCGTCAACGTCGTCGAGTTCTACTACGACGGCTATGACGTCTGGTATTACATCGGGCAGGCGGCCGGCGCCACCGTGGTTGACAGCATTGCACCGACTGCGCAGAGCGCGAGCGTGACCGATGCAGCGCCCAGCACTATCTATATCCAGACCTCAGAAGTTCTCGACATGGCGAACGCGCTGGCGCCTGCGAATTTCGTCGTTTCGGGCCACCCGATCACGGCGGCAGACGTCTACTTCGGCGACCAAACGAAGATCCGCCTCACCACCTCGGCCGCCTTCGTCGGCGGGGAAGCAGCGCGCAGCGTGGTCTATACGCCAACCGGCGGCGTGAGCGACGTGCGCGACCCGGCCGGCAACAAGATGCTCGGCTTCACGCAGGCGATCACCAACAGCGTTTCCGCGCCCGCTGGATCGCCTGCAAGCGGCGTGACGCTCGCGGGCCCGACCAGTGGCACCGTGTCGACGGCGTCGACTGATTTTACGGTTGGCGTGACGCCGGTTGGCGGAACGATTACCGGCACCGTCGTGGTGACGCCGTCCGACGGCGGCGCGGGCGGCACGTTCAGCCCGACCTCAGTTTCCCTGACTTCGGCCAGCCCGAGCGGCACGTTCACCTACACGCCAGCATCGACCGGCGCGAAGACGATCAGCGTGTCGAACAACGGTTCGCTGTCGAACCCGACGAACATCACCTACACGGCGGCCGCAGCAGCGACTGTACCGGCTGCGCCGACCATCGGCACGGCTGTTGCTGGCGATGGCTATGTTGACGTGTACTTCACGCGCAACAGCAACGGCGGGGCGACGGTGCTCGACTCGACCGCAACACTTTCGACCGGACAGACGGCTACCGGCGCGTCCAGCCCGATCCGCGTCACGGCGCCGAACGGCACGGCCGTAACGGCGACCGTCAAGGATCGCAACAGCGTCGGTTCCTCCGCCGCGTCGGCGGCGTCCAACAGCGTTACGCCGACCGCAGGGGCGTATGCGCGGTTCTCGGCCGCGACCAACTTCACCGAATCGGGGACCGGGCCCTACAAATACACGGCAACCGCATCTGGCGCGCAGGCCACCGCAGACAAAACGCTCGGTGCGGCGGGCGTCGATGGTTCGATGTCACTTAAGTACGAGGGCATCGGCTTAGGCGTCCCGTATTTTGGCCTGCAGTCCACCGGGTCGGGTCCTATCGGGGTCGGCAGCTTTGCCATCTACATGACCGTCACCGGCGGCATCTACGCTACGAACACGACGGCCAGCCCGATCAACGCTAATGCCAACATGGCCCCTGCAGAGGGCGATATCTTGCGCATGCGTCGCACCGGCACGGCGGTCTATGCGGAAGTCGCACGCGCGGCCACCCCGACAAACTTCGTTGAAATCGCGCACTGGCCGACCGTCAACGCGGTCAACAAGTGGTTTAGCCTGGTCGCGCAGACTGGCCAAGCGTTTACGCTGACTAACACCGTGGGGCTCATCTGATGGGCCCGTTCCGCGACCACGCTGCAAAACTGCGGTACGACGCCAGCAAGGTCAAAGTAATCTGCGAAGGAAACTCACTGGTGTTCGGGTATGGCGCGACCAACCAGGCCACCATGAGTTTTCCCAAGCAACTCCAGCGCTTACCCTTACTGTCGGCGGCCGGGATCACGGTCACGAATTTGGGCGTGGGCGGCAGCACGTTCAAGGACTTGAACAGCATGACGGCCCGCGCTGGCGCGGTCGATGCGCTGTATGAGGCCGGTAAGTCGCACGTCCTGCTGATATGGGAAGGCACCAACACGATCTGGAATAACGCCGCATACAGCGGCGCTGACGCCGGCCAGCAGTGCTGGGATTACGTGGCTGCGCGTCGGGCCGCAATGCCCGGCGTGAAGATCGTGCTATTGACCACCCTTCCGCGCTACGCCGGACAAAACGCGCAGTACGGTAGCGACCTGATCACGCCGAACAACAAGCTGATCGCGTACGACAATTTTCTCAAGGCGCACTGGCGTGACATGGGCGCGGCGGGAATTGTCGATGTGCGTGCATCCGGCGTATTCAAAGAGTCCGGCACCAATAACCAGCCGCAGGCGTGGCGCCCGTATAACACCGATCTGGTCCACCTGAACGACGCCGGGTATGGCCTGGTCGCTCAATACTGCGAGCCGGTGCTACGGCACTTGGTGGCTCGATAGGAGACGTATGTCCGGTTTCTATCCAAACGGTGGCGCACCAAACGGCTATTGGAACATGGGTGCGCAGGGTTCTACTCAGACTCCAGCCCCACCGTCTGAGCCGCATACTGCGCCACCTGCATTTTCGTCAACAAGGAAAGGCCGTGCACGCGGTCACAAACGCCGCTAACAGGAGAACTAATGACGCAACTCGCAACCAGCTTCAAGACTCAAGACGACCGCCTGTATGTCGGGCGCTCGCAGGACTGTACCGCCATCGCCGAATACGCCAAGGCACTGCACAACGAAGGTTACCACGGCTCCAGTGAAATGAAGCACGCGGCCAAGATCCCGCTCGTGATCGTTGAGAAGTACTGTAACGAGCGCGGTATCACCTTCGAGCAGTTCATGGGTGACGACAAGCACATTAAGGCCGTGGTCGAGAATCCCGATAACTCGGTTTTCCGCATCTGGAAGGGCAGACTGTAAAGAACATCAACCTCTTAACGCCGTGACGGCGCTGGAGAAAAAATGGCAACAAAAGACTACACATGGCTGCAAGGCGCAGTCGCCAGCTTCGTCCACCGCACGGACATTGCGGCGAAGGTGGGCGACTTCGTGACGCTTGCTGAAGACCGCCTGAACATGGACGTTGACAACCGGCTGCAAGAGTCGCTTGTGACGCTGTCCACCGTGGCTGGCTTCCCTACCGTCGCTCTGCCTGATGGCGCGACCGATGTCCAATCCATCTCGATCCCAGGGCAGGGCAGCGTCGATTACATGGGCGTTGGTACGTTCAATGCCCGATACGACACCGATACCGGCACGCCGCGCCACTACACCGTGATTGGCGATGACATCTACCTAGGCCCGACGCCCGATGCGGCATACGACCTGAAGGTAGTACTGCGCTCCACGCTTCCCACCCTCACTGACGCGCCGACCGGCCAGAACTGGCTGATTGCAGCGCATCCGAGCCTGTACCTCGCCGCGACCATGTGCGAAGTCTGCATGTACACCAAGGACACCGCAGCGCTGCAAGTGTGGGAGCAGAAGTATCAAAACGCGCTCTCGCTAGTCAACGGCACCGATAGCAACGTGGCTAGCTCGCTCGCCATTCGTCCCGATACCACGACCCCATAAGGACACATCATGACCGTTGAAACCGGAACCTCCATTGGCGACCTCGATCCGCAGAAGCCCGGCCCAACCGATCCCAAATCGGAAGGGGACGACCACCTGCGGCTGATTAAGTCGATCCTCAAGATCACCTTCCCGGCCTTCACCGGCCCGATGCCCATCGCGCACGACCAGGTCGCATCGAAGGACTACGTCCACCAGACGGCATTCAGCACGGCTCTGCCGGCGCAGCCGGGCGGGCCACTGTCCTACGCGATGACGACGGTCAACGGTGCCGCTTCCTGGAAGCGCAGCGACATCTACAGCGACACCGAACGCCTAGCCCAAGCCCAGGCAATCTCACTTTCTTTTTAAGGAGCCGACATGGCAAAGACCAACATTGCAGCATTCGCACAGACCCCGAAAACCGCTACCGCCATCGCTAGCGCAGCGGTAGCTAACATCAGCACGGACACGCCGACCAACTTAGTTCAGCTCATGCAGGCCGGCACGGATGGTGCAATTGTCACTCGCCTGACCGCTGAGCCGCGTGCAACGCTGACCGGCGCGACAAGCCTTGTGCTGTTCCTAGCCAAGACTGCTGACGCCTACGCGACCATGCGCCTGATTGACTCGGTCACTATGCCGTCCCAGACGCTTGGCACCGCCGCAGGCATCACGAAGACCTACTTCGGCGACTACAGCGAAACGACGCCGCTGCGCCTGGAGTCTGGCGACCGCCTGTACTTCGGCACCCAGGTCGCGCTGGCTGGCGGCATCGTCGCCAAGGCCGAATACACGGACTTCTGACCATGCCTTATCCATACGGTACGCAGAACGGCCCGTCTCTGGGGCTCAGTGCGCCTGGGCTTCCCCGCCGGCAGATAACCTCCGCAGTCGCCAGCACGCTTGGCTTCCCGGCACAGTTCATTATCGTCCGCACTGACCAGGTCATTCGCATTCCTGACTGGGCGACCTATGCACGTATGGGCGCAACTGGCAAAGGCGGTAGTGGGGCAGTCGTAGCTGGCGGTGGTGGTGCAGGCGGCGGCGGCGGCGGCTTCGCCGGGACAAACATCATCAAGGCAACGCCAGGCACTCTACTGAACGTGCGCTTCGATGTGACAGGGACCGTCGTGGAGGGCCTCGGCTACCAACTCCTTGGGGGCAACGGAAGCAATGCGTCAGCAGGCGTCAATGGCCCGGCTGGAGTCGGCAGCGGTGGCGATGTGAACTTCAATGGGGGCACTGGCGGCAATGCTCTGTCTACGTCAAATGGCAGTGGTGGCGGGGCTGCCGGTCGTGGCGGCATTGGGGCGACTCCGTCAGCTGGAAATGCCACCGGAGGTCAAGGCGGCGCTGGCTTGGGCTACCTATCAGGTGCTGCGGGTGGCGGTGGCGTAACTACTGCAGGGGCTATCGGGGCCAATCCGCCAACAACTTCTATCGCGTCAGTGCTTATTACAGTTGGCGCGGCAGGCTCAGGTATCAATGGAGGCGATGGCGGCGGCGGCGGTGCAGGTGGATCAGCGACGAGTGGAACGGGCGGCGCTGGCTTCGCCCTTATCGAATTCTGGTGAAAGGAGCAGTCATGATCGACTACAGCAACTGCGTGAAGGTTAAAGACGGAGTAGTCACGCGCGAGCCAGTACCAGAGTTTCTGACAAACTCGCAAATCCCAATCGCCCAAATCGCCGACCTGACTTGGATTGGCGTGCCTGAATACGCCGGCTGGGGATGGTGGCCTCTCGAATTCCAGTGGCCGGCGCTGAGCAAGTACCAGAGCTACGAAGACGAGGTGCTGACCATCGATGCCGCGCGCACCGTCGTCGTCTCGACCCGCGCCGTACGTGACTGGACGGCGCAGGAAATCCACGACTTCAAGGCCAACTCGATCCGCCACATCACGAAGCTGGCTTTCCGCAACCGCTTCACGCAGGCCGAGAAGATCGCCTTCGAGATGGCGCAGGTAGACGACCCGACCGCGACGCAAGACGTGCGATTGGCTGCTGCCGCCGTGCGCGTGCTGGAGAAGGATCTGGCCGCAAGCGCGTATGCCGATATGAACAACCCTGCCGTACAGGCGGGGCTCCACCAGCTCGAAGCGATTGGCGTTCTAGGCGTCGGGCGAGCCGAAGAAATCATTTGGGGCGACATCGAGCCCTACGAGGTGCCTTAATGCCGAAAGTCTCAGTTCCGAACGCTGGCTCTATCGGCGTCATCAAGGACCGGCCCGCATACGAGCTGCCGCTGGGTGCGTGGTCTGGTGCGAAGAATGTGCGCTTCCTTGATGGTGCCGCGCTCCAGTTCTTCGGTCAGGGCCAGGTCTACGGCGCGCCACTGGAAGCGCCGCAGTACCTGCTACAGGTGAACGTGTCTGGCTCGCGCTACTGGCTGTACGCGACCGCTGGCAAGGTGGCTGCCGTCACCAACGCCAGCGGCAGCAGCGTGCACACCGACCTGACACACGTCACACCGCGAACTGGAACCGTCAACGCCTGGAGTGGCTTTGTATTCGGTGGCGTGCCGGTGCTGAATGCTGGTGACGGCAAAGCACCGATGTACTGGGACCAGAACCTGACGCACAAGTTTGTCGATCTGACTGCGTGGCCGGTGAACACCTCGTGCAAGGTGCTGCGCCAGTACAAAAACATGATGATCGCGCTGAACCTGACAAAGGCGGGCGTCAACCTGCCGTACATGGTCAAATGGTCCAGCCTTGCGGTAGCCGGTGCGTTGCCCTCGACATGGAATGAAGCCGACGCAACGCAGGATGCCGGTGAGTTCGATCTGTCAGAGGGGCAGGACTCCATCATCGATGGATTGGGCCTGAAGGACAGCTTCATCGTCTACAAGGAATCTTCGACGTGGGCGCTTGACTACATCGGCGGCGCTTTCATCCTGAAAAGCCGCAAGGTTTCGGGCATGAGTGGCCTGCTGAACATGAATTGCGCTGTCGAGTTTGAGGCAGGCTTCGGTACTGCGCATCTGGCGGTGACCGGCTCCGACATCGTGATCCATGACGGCTTCAGTGCGCAATCGGTGCTGGACAAGAAGGCGCGCCGGTACTTCTTCCAGAACCTGGACACGGCCAACAAGGGGTTGGCGTTCTGCGTCAAGAACCCGTTCCTGAACGAGATCATGGTTTGCTACCCGAGCATCGGCGCGACCTGGTGCGATACGGCGCTGGTCTATAACTACGTCGATGGCACGGTGAGCTTCCGCAGCCTGCCGAACGTCACGCACGCGGCATTCGGCCCGGTCGACAACAGCCTGTCCGGCAGCTGGTCGCAGGACTCGGCGCCGTGGGATTCCGACCTGACCGCGTGGAACGGCCCGGATTTCACGCCAGACCGCACGCGCGTGATGATGGGCAGCGCCGACAACAAGCTCTACCTGCTCGACGCCTCGGCATCGTTCGACGGCGCGCTGCCGGACGCCTTCCTTGAGCGCACTGGGCTGCACTTCGACGCGCCCGAGCGCATCAAGATGATTACGGGCGTGGTACCGCGCATCACCGGCAATCAGGGCGGCACAGTGCTAGTTCGGCTCGGTTGGGCTGAAAATCCCGGCGACGATCCTGTGTGGCTGGACCCAATGACCTACACCATTGGCTCAACTCTGCGCTGCGACGGCTTCGTATCGGGCCGCTACCTAGCCATTCGATTCCAGACCGGGACCGCATTCTCGTGGCGCCTAGATAGCTTCGACATGGTTGTTGAAGACGCAGGGGAGTACTAAGCATGCGACCAACCAACAGCAGCACATTCGCCTACCAGCCCTCAGCCCCGCCGAGCGACCCGGCGCAACTTCCGCGATGGCTACAGGAGGAGGTAAACAAAATCAAGGCCGCTTATGACGCACTTGCCGAGGGTTTCGATCCTGTGGTGTACGCGCCTCCGCCAAAGCCTCGTCAGGGGATGAGGCGATACGCGGACGGAACCCAATGGAATCCAGGCAGCGGCGCCGGTTTGTATAGATACGACGGAACCGCGTGGCGATATCTCGGATAGACGGTCTATATGCAAATTAACCGCAGCAAATTCGGCCTTGCTGCTGAGTTATCGAATAAAATATAGCTAACAGGAAAGGAACCCAAATGGGACTTTTGAGTAGCCTCGCAGGAATTGCGGCGCCCATCGTCGGTAACATCATCGCCCCTGGTATCGGTGGCGCAATTGGCGGTGCGGTCGGTGGCCTTATTGGTGGCAGCGGCCAACCTAAATCACTCACCGCCACGAGCCAGCAGCAGATCGATCCTCGCATGGACGCCATGTTGTGGGGCAAGGATGGCTCGCAGGGTCTGATCGGCAAGTACCAGTCCTACCTGGACCAGCCGCAATCGCAGGCCCTGCAGGGCTACGGCAAGACTGCCGGTGACTACCTGAGCAATTATGGCTCGTCCGATATGGGGGCGATCCGAAATGCTGCTACTGGCCTGATGGATGGGAAGGCCGCGCCGAACGCAGGCGGCGGCGTCGGCGTCCCCGATGTGCTGTGGAATAAGTACGTGGGAGTAGACGCACCGAAGCAGAACAATATCGACCTGACCGGCTCGTACCAAAACCTGCTTAGTGGCGGCAACACGGCAGCGCTCGACAAGTCACTGCAAAGCGCAGTCAACCTGACGAACCAGTCGTTCCAGAAGAACCAGTCCAACATGACGGACAACCTGTTGCGCAACGTGATGCCGAGCATCCGCAGCAACAGCGTGCTCGCGGGCCAATACGGTGGCTCGCGCCAAGGTGTCGCCGAGGGCAACGCGATCAGCGACTTCACGAAGCAGCTCACCGACTCGAACACGACGCTGGGCATGGCGAACAGCGCGAACACGACCGCTCAGCAGGCGCAGGCGTACCAGCAGGGCCAGGATCGCGCACTGGCGGCAACACAAGGCCTCGGCGCGCAGCAGTACGGCGTGGCAAGCCAGAATGCCGCGCTTGGTCAGGCATCGCAGTTCGCCAACCAGCAGGCGGGCAACAATGCCAGCCAGTTCGCCGCATCCCAGGTGCAGAACGCCAACCAGTTCAACGCTGGGCTGCAGATGCAGCAGAACCAGCTGAATAATTCTGCCGCGCTGGGTGGCGCCGGATTGCTGAGTGGCCTGAATGGCCTCGCTTATGGCACGGCAACGAACGCGGACAACTACGGCATCAACCGCGCAACGCAGGTGAATGGCCTGCTGGCTCCGTACCTCGGTGCCAACTCGTCCTCGACCAACTCGCAGCCGCTGTATCAGAACCAAGCAGGCAATGCTCTTGGCGGTGCTTTGATGGGCGGCATGCTGACCGGCGGAAGCAATGGCAGCGGCATCAACAGCGCAATCTCCGGCCTGTTCGACGGGAAAGTCGGCGACAGCCTCTTTAAATCCTTTGGCCTGGGAAGTTCTCTGTAAAGGAAAATCATGCCGGGACTACTCGACCTATTCGGCGGTGATAATCCGCAAACTCAAGGCCTGCTCGCTGCTGCTGCGGGCATTCTCAATGCTTCTGGTCCATCTCTCATGCCGCGTTCGCTCGGTCAGGTGATGGGCGCTGGCATCGGTGGCTATCAGCAGGGCCAGCAGTCTGCTGCAGAGCAAGAAATGCTGCGTCAACGGATGAAGCTTCTTGAGCTGCAAGAGCAACGAGAACAGCAGAAGCTCGACCTGCAAAAGCAAGTCATGTCGCGTTTCACAGGTGGCGGCGTGTCTCCTGGCGCATCTGCTGCGCTGGCTCAGGGTGCCACAGTGGGCGATATCGGCCCTACCGTTACCAATGCTCAGCGTATGGCTCAAGCTCCCGCCCCCTCGACTGGGGCTGAGATAGGGGACCTGGACACGCTGCGCGCAATGGCAATTGCGGGCATTCCTGGCGCAAAAGAGCTTTTCGACATCCATAAGTACCAGCATGAGCCGCAAAAACTTGAGGCTGGCTCGACTTACGTCGACCGGGCAACTGGCAAGCAGCGTTACATGCCAAAGCTCGACAACGGCTTCACGATTGATAGCAATGGTGCTGCTAGCATGTTGCCGGGGTATGTTGACGGTACAGCGGCACTGGAGGGAGCTAAGGCAAACGCCACCGAAGAGGCAAAGGCGAAGTACGGCACTACAGTGCTTAACCTGCCGGGCGGTCCGCGTATGGTCTCCAATGCGGAGTTGCCGGATGTCCTCTCCGGCGGCTGGGGCAATGTCAACAAACAGTATAACCAGGGTAAATCGCAGCGCAACTCCGATCAACTCGCCATCTTGAATGACGAGTACGCACGCACTACCAACCCGAAAGATCGGGCCGCCATTGCACGCGAGATCGTCAATGCAGGCGGTCGTGTCCCTCAGGGCGGCCCTGGTGTGGCCCTGCAAGATCCTGTAGAACAAGAAGCGCGAATGCGCGGCGTGCAGGTCAATTCTGATCTCGACAAGACCAAGCGCCTTGGCGATCAATCAGCGCAGAAGCTGTACGGCCAGATCGGCGCGGTGATCCCGCAAGCTCGCTCGCTGCTGAGGCAAGACCCAACCGGCTCGGGCGCGGGTGCCTTGGTCGATAGTACGCTTGGCTTCTTTGGCCGCACCACTGATTCCGGCATTGCTGCAGACAAGCTCTCAACCATTGGGGGCTGGCTAACTTCGAACGTTCCGCGCATGGAAGGCCCGCAATCTGACGCCGACCGGAAGAACTACGCCGAAATGGCCGGTCGCATCGGAGATCGCACGCTTCCTGTTCAGGCGCGCCTTGCCAACCTCGATGCGCTTGAGAAGCTGGTCGGCGCGTACGCCAACGCGAACGGGCTTAAAGCGCCCGGAGCACAAGAGCAGCCCTCGGCGCAGCGCAAGGTAGCAACCCTCTCTGACATCGCAGCCACGGCCAAAGCAAGCGGTCGCAGCACAGCAGAAGTCACTGCCGCCCTGCGTGCCAAGGGCTACATCATCGGAGGCCAGTAATGCCAGGACGCGACCTTAGCGCCGAACTGTTCGGGGATGCTCAGCCAGCGAAGGCTGGCGGGCGCGATCTATCTGCGGAGTTGGGCCTTGCGGCGCAACCCGTGTCTTCCGGCGGAGAGCGCAACCTTGCTTCGCTCATCACCGGCAAGGCCGCTCCAGTTAGCCAGATGGAGAAATTCGGACATGGCCTGATGGACCCGATCAACGGCGGCGCGCAACTGCTGACTAAAGCGCTACCAACCGGCATGGTCAACGCTGGCAACAAGCTGAACAACTGGCTTGCCGATAAAACCGGCTTGGTCGCGCGCCTCCCCGAGGGCGGGGTGGACCAGCAAGTGCGCCAAGACGAAGCGGCATATCAAGCACGCCGGGCAGCGTCTGGTGAAAGCGGCTTCGACGGCTATCGAGTGCTTGGTAATGTGGCGTCCCCTGCAAACCTGGCACTGGCGGCACGCGCCCCTGCAGCTGTGACGCTAGCGGAGAGGGTAGCAGCGGGCGCTGGAAGTGGCGCGGTGTCGAGCTTGCTTAACCCTGTTGCGTCGGGTGATTTCTGGTCCGAGAAGGGTAAGCAGGTTGCAACTGGCGCCGCAGTTGGTGGCGCACTTCCTGCGGTCATAGGTGGCGTGGCTCGCATCGCCAGCCCTAGGGCATCGACAAACGCCAGCTTACAGCTCCTGAAGGACGAGGGCGTGCAGCCCACCATCGGTCAGGCTTTGGGCGGTCGCTGGAATGCGCTTGAAGAAAAGCTGCAGAGTGTGCCCCTGGTCGGTGACGCCATTGTAAACGCACGGAAGCGCTCAATGGAGCAATTCAACCGTGCGGCGATCAATCGAGCCACCGGCAAAGTTGGTACTGAGGTCGATAGCATCGGTCAGACCGGCGTGCGCG